AAGAAGGCATTAGATGAAAAAGAAGTAATGAAACTAGATAAACAAAAACAGTATACTCTAAAAGAAATAATTAGAGTTATGCTAAACCATAGGAGATAGGCATGGACTTCTTTATTGGCGCTGCAACGGCTACAGTTATTCTTTATTTTGCAATGAAATATTTTGAAAAACTTTTTAATATTTCAGAAGAACCAAAAAGATATAACTTTACACAAAGCGCACTACACGAAATGATAAAGCCTTTGCTTCCAGAAGAAATATTCAGGGTAGAGAATAAAAAAACACAGTCCTATGAGTATGAAAAAAAGACAAATGTTCGTGTTTTTATTTTGGATGGAATGGCGTATTGGATCAAGGACAACAAGTTCTATGAGGCAGAAATAAATGATCAGGGTATCAATAAAGAAGGCTCAAGAGTAGTTGACACGATAGGCATGGATAAGGTACAATTAGATAAGATGCTGTTTATAATGGACAAACTAAGAGAGGGGCTATCAAATGATAGTGGGGATTCAGGGGACTAATAGTTTTAAAGACTACAATGTTCTGTTGCGTGGCATGGCTGTAGCAATGTCTATGATTAATCCAGCAGACTTAAACTTTGATATTTACTCTGCAGGACCAGGAAATGTAAATGATATGGTTTCTGAATTTGTAAACCTGTCAGAGCGTGGGCTAAAATCTCGTGGTAAAAAAATAAAAGTTTACAAGGTAGCACCATCATGGATTAGCGATAATATCAATGATTTTAATTACATTGCATACTTTACATCTGCAAGTGAGCAACCATCAAAACTGGTTGAAATTGCAAAAACAAATAACATCGAAGTCGGAATTTTTAAATACTAAGGAGATAAAATGATTGTAAAAACATTAGAAAAAATGGAAAAGATTGTATCATCAAACAAAGATTTGGTTTGGTCTGGTTGGACAGTTACACATTTGACTAGATCTGACTTAGCACAAACATCAAAGCATGGAGTATATGTAAATGGCAAGTGGTATTTGCAAAAGCAGTTTGCTCCAACAAGAGATGGTTGGAATATACCAGATAGGTTTACAAAATAAAACATGAAGAATGACTGGAAAGATGATGCTGCTTGCTTAGAATATGATACTAACCTATTCTTTGACAAGTATGAGGAAGATGAGTTACTAAGGCCAGCGATTGACAAACTCTGTTCTCAATGTCCAGTCTCCAAAACTTGTTTTGCAGTTGGGGTATCTCAAAAAGAGTGGGGAATTTGGGGAGGAATCTATTTAGAAAATGGAGAACTCTCCAAAGAATTCAGTAAGCATAAGAATAGAAATGATTGGGCAAATACATGGAAGTATTTGACTATGGAGAACTAGATGTATACAGATCAAAATAGAAGAGCCTTTAAGTCCGTATCTCATTTTTCTCCTGCTAACTTTAAACTAGATGTCATTGACAACGATCACTTTTTAACATGAAGAGCGAGTGAAAAAGATTTTATGTTGCTTACTGGAGAAGACAAGGTTCGTGCAGTTGAGTATATGGTCAGAGCCAAGAAAGCCTTAGAAGATACTGGGGCAATTGTTTTATTAGTTAGGGAAGGTGGTAAGGAATGATATTAAATTTAATATTAATATCAATTATTATTTTTTTTGTTTTGCTATCTGCCGTTCTAGGAGCAAGACTAATAACATTGAGGAATGATCTTGCAGAGTTTTCTCTTAGGGCTGCCCTACTAGAGCAGGGTGTCAAAAAGGCTTTAAGCAATGAGATAAAGCCAATAGAGAATACAGAAGGATTTATGAAATTTATTTCTGAGTCTAGAGAATGGGCATTTGACTATATAGATGATGTTCAAGTGGCTATTCAGGAGTTTAAAGAGGCTGCAGGGCCTGAAATAGAGTACTTCAGGGAGTTTGGCAGCGTAATGGATCTACCAACAGATGGACTAATTCAAAGAATAACTAATGCATATGATAAACTTATACTAATGTTACCAGAGGAAGAAAAATGAAAGATGTTCTTTTATCAACACTAACAGGTTTTGGGTGTGGCATCGTGTTTGCTGCATTCAAATTACCAGTACCAGCACCACCAGTTTTTGCGGGAGTCGCAGGAATTATTGGTCTATGGATTGGTTTCACAATACTAACACGATTTATATCCTAGGAGGAATAAAAATGAATGAACAAATTAAAGCAGCACTAGCGTCATATGGACGATCAGTACTTGGAGCAGCAACAGCAATGTATGCATCTGGTGTAACTGATCCAAAGACACTAGCGTACTCACTACTTGGAGCATTAATCCCCGTAGCATTGAGAGCAGCCAACCCTAATGACAAGGCGTTTGGAAAGATGCCTTCAGTAGATGAGGTTGATGTAGCACTTAAGACCGCCAAGGTGGTTAAGAAGTCTGCTAAGAAGGCTCCTGCTAAGAAGGCAGTAGCAAGAAAAGTCCCAAGAGGCGCAGCAAGACCAGAGTAATCAGTTAGATATAGTTAAGGGGGTCAATTTTTTGGCTCCCTTTTCTATTTCTTTATATTCATTCATAAGAAGGTAAAACTCTGGCATTTTTTTAAATTTCGTTAGTACTCTATTTTTTAATTCTGGATACTTTTCTTCTCTTGGTAAATGATAGTTTCTATAAAAATTTTCTGGATCTCTATATCTTTGTTCATCTATTTTTAAAAGATTTGCTTTTACTTTTTTTGTGTCTATTTTATTTACATACTCTAAGTCTATAGCCTTTAGTATTCTTTCAAGCACACTGTCTATATTATTAATGATATCATCAAATAAAATAACCTCTGCATAGCCATACTTTATTTGATTTTTTAAATACTTGTGATATTCGGCACACGCATTTCTTATTTTTGATTCTAACTCGTGGTCACTAAGATTTTTAATTTCTTCACTAGAATAGTGAAACATAAAAAAACTAGGAATAAGTTGTTCTGGGTTCCTAAATATTACAAAATGTACTGTTTCATTGTCTGGATCTTTTAGTTTAAGTAGTGCAGAACTATGAGTGTGGTTCTGAAGATTCCATTTTGTATTAAAGTCAAATTCATCAGAAATGTTATTTTCGACTGCTTCAAGAAAGGCAAACGCCAGATATGTATTGGCAGATCTAAACATTCCATTTAATAGTATGTCTTTTGAGTGCATACTTTACATTGTATCACAACCTATGATATAATATATATACCTGCCCAAATGGGGGGTAAATTAACTTATTCGCTT